TCCTGGCACAGGAGCTCGTGCTCGCTGCGGTGGCCGTGCTCGAGGAGCGAGACGATCTCCAGCTTTCGCCCCTGCCACATGATCCGCATGGACTGCGTCAGCCCGTCGACATACCGCAGCCGAACCCGGTGGCTCATCTCCACCTGGCTCTGCCCTGCAGCCAGGGCCTCACGGGACGATACGCCGTCCACGCTGGCCCACCGCTCGGTGTAGTCCGTCCACGTCAGGACCGTCTCCCCAAGTGCGTTGCGGCTTTCGCTCGCCCGCTGGATGGTCACGCGGTCGCGGAGCTTGCCGGGGTCGATCACGTTACCGTGCCCTCGCCGATGACGATGATGTCGTAGGTCACGCCATTGCCACCGGACACGGACAGCGTGTTGCCGGTGACGCCGTCGGCACTCGGGTCGACAATCGCCACCATGCCGCCCGGCTTCAGCGGCCATGCGGTGAACGCCCCGGAGAACGTCACCGTGAGGGTCGGGTGCGTGTTCTTGACCACGACGGCCTTGACCGCCGAGAAGTTGAGCGTGACGGCAGCCCCGTCGCGGGTGTCGGACAGGCTGGTCAGCGCCAGGGACTCAGATCCACTCGCCAGCGTCCGCGAGTCGCTCCAGACCATCTCGGCCTGGTTCGCCGCGGTGCCGTCCGTGAGCGAGACGAAGTACCGAAAGGGCGTGGTCCGCAGTTCGTGGACCAGGTCGCCCGTGCGGGACTCCTGGGCGTGCACGTCGACCAGGACGGTGGCGGCAAGCAGGCTCATCGGTAGCTCCCCCAGCGTTGCGAGTCGAGGAGTGCCTTGACGCCGAACTCGATTTCTTTGCTGATGCTGCCCGTGAGCACGCCGGTGCGGAACTCAAACCAGTGGCCCACGAGCATCAGGATTGCGTGCCGGATCGCCACGGGCACGTCGGAACCGCTGGACCCGTAGCCGCCCCACCAGGTCACGCTGACGGCGTTGTAGTCGTCAAGGTTGCCGGGCCACGTCCCGCTCCGCAGCTGCCGCACCACGCCGGGCGTGGACTGCCGGTCCACCCGGTAGGAAACCGTCGACAGGGTGGCCGTCGACTCGTCGCCCAGCGTGTAGGTCACGGCGACTGCCGTGGAGGTGCCTGCCGTCGCCATAGGCGGGCGGGGCAGCTCGAACTCATACGGGAACGAGTCCAGCCGCATGGTCCACTGGGTGTGCACCAGGGAGCGGTCAAGGTATTCCTCGACCCACTGGCGGGCTGCCGTGATGAGCGAGACGACGTAGGCGTCGTCGTCGCTGGTGTCGATGCGGCAGTGAGCCTTCGCCTCGGCGAGCGTCACCGGCTCAACCGCCGGCGGCGTCGTCCTGGTCAGGCTTCGGTATCGCACGGCGTCCTCGTTTGCGTGGGGTAGCGTCGGCTGTCTCGGCGATGTGCTCGACGGCGGCCGTCTCGATTAGCTGCTCCTGCCGATCCTCGACCGCCAGGCCACGACGAATCCACTCGCGGGCCATGCCGTCAGGGGCGTCCGTCAGGACCTGGCCGCGGCGGTAGGCCCGGAAACTCTGAACCATTCGTATTTTCATGACTGCGGTAGCCTCCATGCAGTTTCGGGCCTTTCAAGCGTGTTGCAGAACTGCGTGGCGTACTGGTAGACGGGCTTGCCCAAGTCCTTGCCTGGCCACGTAATCATGTATTCGCCGTGGCCCAGCACGACCCGCGGCGTGATGAACACACGGTTGCCGCTGTCCCGCCAGTTTTTCCAGAAGTAGATATCTGGGTCCAAGCGGCCATCGCCCCACGTCTGCTCCTTGTTTGGCACGCCCAAAAACCACGGCTTCTTGGCTCTCTTCAAAGCGGCCGTCGAAATCACCGTGCAGCCGAAGTGTGCAGAGTCGACTTCCTGCACGGGCTCTGCGAACCACGACATGGGCAGTTCTGTCTGCCCTTCAGCCGGCGGCTTATCAAGCGTGTCCTTCAGCGTCATCATCGGGCGGCCGTCCTCACGCTTGCACTGCAGCCCCGTGAGGGCGTCGCATTGGAACGTCATCGCCATCGCGAAGAGGTGCTCGATGTCCTCCTTCGTGAAGAAACTGTCGTAATCGCACGCCAAAATATACTCGCACTTATCCAAGAACATCTCGAATACGCGGGTATTGCATTGATCCCAAAAGGCCCCGGAGCATTTCGTCGGACGGATACCCAACGGAATAAACGCCTGGGCCCAGGTGAAGAAGTTGTCGTTGAACCCGAGCCGAGGCATTGCGAAGCACGCCTCGACACGCACGTCCACCTGGGAACCGCCGACCTTGACGAGCATGGGCACCTCAAATGAGAACGGCTGGCAGAGCGTCGTGCCCTGCCAGCCGTCCAAGATGCTCTCAGTGTCAAGCGATCAGCCGGCGGTCGCCGCCCGAGCGCCCTTCGTGGTGGCGTCGTAGGGGCCTTCCTCGGCCTTCGACAGCCGAGCGGCCACGACCACCACCGTGTCGGTGTTGGGGCTGGTCTTGACCTGGAGGAACCGCTTCTTGCCACGCATGTCCACGTCCAGGCGGACTTCGGTCATCGTGTCGGTGACAGTCTGCCCAGCGTAGGCCGCCGGCTTGAGGTCGCCGGTGAAGCCGGTGATGTTCTCGTACGTGCCGCCCGAGGTGTCGCACTGCTGCAGCGTGAGCGTCTGAGCCACGCTCGAGGTCGACGCCGCAGGGCCGTAGATCACGTCGATGCTGGCGTACTCGAAGCCGAGCGTGTCCAGCGTCAGCGTGTTGGTCTGCGACGACGTGAATACCGACGCCTTGCCCGACGCGGCCGACTTGGTCATTTCCACGAAGTTCATGTTCTCGTCACTCCTACGGGGTGGTCAGGATCAGGTGTTGGCCGCAGCCGTCTTGAGGGCGATCACGGGGCCCGCCTCGGTCGTCGAACCGAGCGAGTGGAACACCGCATTGGCACGCACGACGCCGGTGACCAGCGTCTGGTCGTACTCGACAAACCGCTCCTGGCTGACGCGGAGAGCGTAGCCCTGGCGGATGCCAAGGGCACCGGCCATCGCCAGGTCGCCGAACAGCGCCACGATCTTGTTCACGTTGGAGCCGAGGGTCGAGTCCATGACGTTGGTTAGGACCACCGGGTAGCCGAGGAACGACAGGCCGAACCCGCCGGCAACGCTCACGCTGCCGCCCTGGTTCAGGTCCAGCCGCTGCATCGCAGCGTGGTAGCCGGCCGGCGAGATGTACCACCGGGCACCAGGCAGGGCGTACCGAGGGCACTTCGCCACGACACCGAGGAAGTCCTCCTTGTCGAGCGTCTCGAAGGCACCGTTGTTGGTGGCCGCCGTGTGGACGCTCGCCGTGTAGGCCGAGGTGCCGATCTTGACGGTGATGCCGTGGTGGCCTCCGAACGAACTCGCGCCGGTCCCGTTGAAGACCGCTTCGTCGAGGGCCTTCGCAACAGCCAGAGCGTGCTCGGAGGCGATGAGGTCGGCGATGCCGACCCCATCCGCCCACAGCTCGTTGCTGACCTTGGTGGCCACGCCGAACTTCTGTGCGACGAGCTGCACCTGGGTGCCGCTCATGTCGCTGTAGCTGAACTCGCTGTTCTCGCCGATCCAGGCTCCGGTGACGCCGGTGAGCCGCTTCGGGATCATCAGCACGTCGGACTGCATCGAGAAGTTCTGGAGGGCCGTCGGAGCCACGCCGTAGCTCTCGACGTTGCGGATCACGGCCGTGGAGATTTCCGGCGGAACGGCGAACGCACCGTTGGCGTTGACGCCCTCGCTCATCGTCCGGGCCTCGACGCCGTGGTCATGGCACCACCGCTTTGCATCGGCATCGCCGGCGAACGTGGCCTGCAGCCACTTGCCCGCCCGGTAAGCCTCATCGACCGAGCGGAACGCCTTGAGCGTCCGACCGTCACGGACCGGCTCGATGCGGGCCCGCTCCTCGCGGACCTCGGGGGCCGGGCTGCAACGCTCGGCGACCGTCCGCAGCTGCTTGGCAGACTCGACGACCTTCGACTCGAAGTCGATGTCGGTGGCGAGCTTCTGGGCCCGCTCGGCCAGACCCTTGAGCTCAAGCTCACGGGCCGCGGTGTCGGCCTGGTTGTCGGTGGTATCGAGAGCGGCCAGCGCCTCAAGGCGGGCGGCGACCTCGTTCGACTCGGAGCGGAGAGCGGTCAGGCGATCCATTGTGCGTGTCTCCAGC